GGATTGTTTTCTACTCGAACAACTTCATCACCAGCTCGTAAAAATGCCTCTGAAAATCCACCAAGTCCTGAAAAGAGATCTAATACTTTCATTACTCCCACCCTTTTTTTATTATACAATTTTGACACGCTGTGAAAGTTATTGGATCACCACGAACCTCAACACAATATAATTCAACATTTTTATCAAAACAAAAGTCACATTCGATTAAATAAATCCATCTTTTCATACTAATTCACCTTCAATTCGTGCTTTGCAGTTGGTGTCTCTGTTAGAACAATAAGCAAAATTGTCTTCGTACGGTAAATAATGGGTAAAGTAGCAAGTTTCGCACATATAACGCCATACAGGCTTCGACTCGAGCGTTTGTTTGTGCTTTAGGATCTGTTTACGCACCCAATCCGAGAAGTTTGGCATCTTCTGAGCCATTTCAAACGAGGTTGGGCATAGTGAAATCGTCTTATTCCGCATATTTGTCCCATATCAGACTACTACTTATACGTACGTATGCCATAGAAAACGAGGGCTACAATTATATTGAATGGCTAGTTAGCAACGGGTGGGAGCAGTGGGATGACTAACTAAGAGTTAGTTGCTGGTAGTGGCGCTGAAGATTGGCGGCTACGCCGCGAAGATGGGAGTGGGTTTACTTTATACACCGTGTTTGCTTCGGAATGGTATGGCGACTAAGAAAACACGCTCCTTTGAAATTTTTGAAACTATAACTGCAGATGCTACTGGTAATACAGCAACTATTGACTTAAACACATTTGTTAATGTTGCCGATCTTGAAGCATTTGGCGTACAGGCAATTGAGATAGGTGTCAACGCAACTGACGGCGCACCTGAGACAGCAATGTTTCAAGTTCAAGTAGCACTCGAGTCGCTCGCTCTAGGTTTCATTAACCACGCTGAATATGATTCGATTTACTTCAACTTCACTAACAACCTTGCAGGTGCAATGGAAGAATCCCTTTCATTAGGTGATGTTCCTGAAATCCGTTACATTCCCGGTGGTCTCCTTAGCATTCGTGCTGACCGATTGACCTCTGCTAACGATGTAGACCTATACGTTCGTGTAACTGGTGTTATCAGCAAACTATCCGCATCTGACTACATGTCACTTGCATTGACACGATCTGCTAACCTCTGAGGTGCTTTTTTTGCCTTTGCCAACTCCTAAGCGCCGTGAATCCTATACGGATTATGTCAGTCGGGTACATCGACATGTCAAGCGCAACAAGAATGCCGTACGAGGTATCTATCAAGGCAGAGGCAAAAATCGAAAATTGCATATGCCTTCGGTAACAAAGAAGATAGGCGTCGCATGGCGAAAACATAAGAAAACTATGAAGAAGTGATTGTTATGCCTAGAAAATTATTCAGTTCAACATTTGGCGCACTAGCGTACGATTCAGGTATTATGCCCGCTGGTTTACCAGCTGCCCCAGGTGGTTCGGAGACTGTTAGTTATCTCCCGACTGCTCAAGCATACGGCATTAACAACCATGATGATCGATTGTATCTTGATGGAACAGGTGCAGTATCATTACAAGCACACACGTTCATGTCCTACGACTTTCACGATCTACGAGACCTACTCGAGGAGGGTGAATGTTTAGCCGATGCTATGATTGGCATTCAAAGAATGAAGGAAACTCCCGATATTCTAGCATGTTATAACGTAGCACCTGGGCGAAACATTCGTGAAACTATTATTGTAACAAATGCAGATGTCGATTGTGACAACGGAAGACTAAATCCACCATCAGGATTGACTCAAGTTTTCAAAGCAGGATTTCATCCGTTAGTAGGTCAAGCCCAAAACATAGGAAAAATGGCTTCTCAAAGAGAATTGCTCTATTGTGAACGTAGAGTGTACGCTCAAGATCAGTCCCAAACATATTCTTCACCTAATCAAATGGGTGCTATGTCTGGGGGCCCACCTGTTACGCCTACGCGATGGCTTAACAATTGGCTTATGATTGATAGAACCGTTACAGGTGAAGCAGATTTAGTAATAGGCCCTACTCTTATGGTTCTTCGATTAATCGAGGTTCTATGTGGTGATCGTGATTCTCAAACAATTACTACTCAACCGGGAAGCGAAGCAGGAGAATTCCTTGAAAATGATTCTCGAGTATACCTAACTTTTACTCCTTTTACCTTGAATGTTGTAGGAAACAAGCGAAAGTTAACCGAAACTGAAAAAGCGATTGAGTATTCAAACGTCTTCCTTTCTAATCAAAACGATGTAAAGCCCGTTTGAGGTGTTCATCGTGCAGGGAGAATGGCATTTACCGGGGCATAATTTTACTGGTCCCGGTACTAGGCTTAAAGAACGACTCGAGCGAGGTGATGAACCTGTCAATCGGGTCGATGAATTGTCTCTTCATCATGATATTCGTTACCAAGGAATCGAAGAAAATGATTCAGGTTACTTTAACTTAGTTTCAGATTACGAAACCATTAACGCTGATGTCAGGTTTATTGGTGGCTCAATCGAAATTGCTGTTTCTCCGAGTTCGACTTGGGAAGAACGATGGCAAGCCGCATTAGTAGGCGGTTTGATGACGATCAAACTTGCATTTAATTTCACAGGCATCGGTGGGGCGTACACTCGTTTCAAAAGAATCAAGAAAAAGTTAGATACAATCTCGGTGGTTACATGAGCGACGCAGATCAGGTTCAAAATGAACGAATCGCAAAGGTCGAAGAGAGAATGCTCATGCTTGAGCAAGCAATTCTTGAGATGAGGGGCATGGCTAAGACAATCAAATTGGTTGTTATTGCACTTGCGGCATCATTTGGACTTGATGTTCATGGGATGTTGCTTTAAAATTCAAAGATTGTTTTCTGTTCAACAATGGCTTTTCTTAGAGCAATTGACAACTCGAGTGGAATTAATGCACGTTTGTTCATGCGAAGCGGATCACCGTGCCAAGAATCCTTCTCTTTCTTCGTTTTCATTGGGGGTGTTTTGAATTTTGGAAACTTTCCATAAAATAAACACGATCCATGAACTTGATTTACTTCAAGGCCCAAGCGTTCGAAGTATCTTGCAGATCCGACAACATTCTCAATAACCCAATACCGGGGTTGAACAATCTCAATAATATCAATAACAACCTGAACCAGATCTAAACTTGGTTCATAATCCTCATTATTCCGTTGCGCAACACTCCTGGGCGCAGAATATGCCAATGAAAACTCTAAACAAGGCGGTGAGGCAAGCACACAGTCGATTTTTCGAATTGGAATTCCATCTGCTTGATATTGTTGCAGTCTATTTCGTACATCAATAACATCTTCAATCGATGTATTTGGCACTTCTGAAAGCAAAGGATTGTTTTCTACTCGAACAACTTCATCACCAGCTCGTAAAAATGCCTCTGAAAATCCACCAAGTCCTGAAAAGAGATCTAATACTTTCATTACTCCCACCCTTTTTTTATTATACAATTTT